ATATCATAGTCTGTGTTAAATCTTTCGATAGAATATTTAAGTACATTGTATGCTATCTCCTCTCTCTTATCATAACCTATATAGATAACAGGTCGTTTGTTATAATTCATAGTCTTCCTTCTTGTCTATTACGAATACGTTTAACATGTTTCGTATAAAAATAATTACCTATCTTACTAAAGAACTTAGATACATCTAATATTAACCAAGCTATTCTCATTTATAGTTCTCCTATTCTACTAAATATATTCTGATATGTCAAGAAGTATTTTTCTTCTTAGGTTTAATGTGTAAAATTTCTTTTATATGTAACTTTCTACCTTTAAAGAATACGATTGTATTTATACAAGTGTTGATGGTAATGGCAACAACTAACCACCATTGCCACCACTGCATTTCTGTACCATCTACCATCAATTAGAAACCAAGTCAACCATTTCACATGCATCTGCTGTACAAGCTAACTCCCTTCCACCACTAGTAGTATCTTCCTTTTCAAAGTCACCAAGCTTAGACCAATCAATAGATTCAGGCATGTCGTTTAACAATGCATAATACTTTGCTTCTTCTATATCTTGGTAAGGTGCTTGTTGATATGTATGCTCACTAAATGGTAAGAAGGATATCCCGGATACCTCATCAAAGTTTTCGTATACCCATGCTCCAACATCCATCCATTCATTCTCTTTAACAGAAATAGTTACAGATGGTTTATGTTCACACCAATGCCTTTGATATACTAACCAAAAGTTTAACTGCTCTATTGCTGACATAGCTGTTCTTGTGATTGCACCTTTAGGAGCTTTCATTGGGAAACTAAACACAGTTGTACTATCAGGTTTCATAACATCAGGCTCAGATGGTATGCCATTTTCTTTCATGAACTGTGTAAGAGGGTCTTTGTTATCTCCACGTACAGTCCTAATATAATAATCACTATGTCTAGCATGTATACCTGAAGCACTGTCAACTAATTGACTAACTGTACCACTAGGTTTAACACAAGTGATTGCAGTTGACTGTGGTATTCCTAACTCATTGGCAATCTTCTTGTTAGTTTCTACTGCTACTTCTTTTAGTTCTTCTAGTACATCACCTAATTCATAATACATATTATTAAGTATATCACAATCAAGTATGCCTGTTAGGGAAACTCCTAATAGTCTTTCTTCCTCTGTATTATCTTTCCATATCTTACGTAAATATTTAAAGTTTGTAAGAGTAGATTGGAATGTACCTAGTATGGTAGCTAACCTAACTTTTTCTTTCAATGTATTAATAGTATCTGTTGAACGTGCTACTACTTCAGTAAGATTACAGAACTGATATGGTCTAAGTATAATCTCACTACATGGATTACATCCAAAGTAATGGTCAGCATCTCGTCTACCATTCTCTAATGCTTTTACTTTAGCAGCTTTTCTATTAAAGATACCACGTTCCCCTGACTTAGATTCATATAGTGAAGTCCATTCCCTCATGAATGTACCCATCTCAGGTTTACCTTTATAAGCTACAGAGTTATTAGCCAATGCTCTTTGACCTTCATTCTCCCACCATTGACCTGACTTAGCATGTCTCATTTGGTCATCACCTAAGTTAGATAAAGAGATAAGAGCAGACCTACGTACACCACCTACAACTACAACCTCACCAATCTTACACATGATATCATGACACTCAATAGGAAATAGTCTTCTACCTTTAGCACTTTTAAATTTCTCAATACAAAATTGAAACAACTCTACTAATGGTTGTGGTCCTGATGCTCTACCTCCAAATGTTTTAAGCCTTGCACCAGCAGGTCTTACCTCTGACATATCCCACTTAGGAACTTGCCCTGCATATAGCATAGCTATTAGTTCTCTTAATCCTTTAGACCAACCGGGTCTACTGTCACCCACCTTGATTACTGTAGTGCTATCTTCAAAGTGTTCATTGACAATAGGTAACTTGTCTACAACTTCTCTCTCAACTGAGAAGCCAACACCTGTACCACACATTAGTATGTACATACATTCATCGAATGATCTAGGACTATCAACAGGTATATAGCTACAGTTGTATCCACCTACATGACATCTGTCTAAAGCAGGTCCACTTGTCATCAATGCTCTCATGCTAGGCATAACACCTAGAGACATGATCTGTTCTTTAAGCATACTTGTTAATGCTTTAGTCATAGTATACTTATGATTCCTTTTTAAATGAAGTGTCATGTAGTCAAAGTATCTATCTACAGTCTCTCCCCAATTTTCTCTACGTTGATCTTCTTCTTTCCATCTTGCATATCTTGACAGAGCTATAAAGTTTTGATAGTCTGTTGGCAAATAGTTATTCATAATTTTCCCCTCATATTTTTTTCAAACGAAAACAAATAGTATCATATCCAAAGATAAAACACAATGCATTAATGACTTAATACTGCATTAATTCTTTTTCTAACGTACTCGATCTCTCCTGATTTAAGAACTTTAAATGCAAACTCTTTCATGTAGCTAGGGTCTATGTCTGCATAGTCACATATTATATTAAAGTCTTCAGCAGTAACACCTACTGAAGCAAAGAACCATGCAGTAGCTCTATCTCTTTCTAAGATAGCTGTGTCAGGCTCACCTTTATATGCAGGTTTAGTAGCATCTAATAAAGCTTGTAGTAAAACAGACAAGTATAATGTTTGTTCAGGTGAGCTTCTATTTTTTAAGACTTGATTCTCAATTAATACAAACTCTTTATCTAACATTTACTGAACCAGTTATCAGGTATGAGTCCTTGTTTACAATATATAAATGAATGTTTATCACACCAATCTCCATAAGTCATCTTACCACCTTTATATAATTTTCTATTTGGATTATCAAATACGAAACGTATGTCTATCTTTGGATGTTGTTTTCTAATAAACAAATGTTTCTTTCTATCTTCTAACATAAACCTTCCTTTAACTTCTAAGATGATACCATTAGGAAGTATAAAGTCAGGTATATATTTCTTATCTTCTCTCCACTCATAAGGAATTTTTAAAGTTTCATACTCATAAGATATCTTTCTTTCCTCTAATACACATGCAGTATTATACTCTGAGTTAGAACGATACTTATGAGGTATGTCTCTTTTCTTTTTCTTAAATCTAGGCATAAGAAATTTCTTCGACATCAGGTGTCTTATGTACCTGAGTTAAATACCTATTTCCATTAGCATATTTAAATACTCTTAGACCCTTTCCATTGTTAGCATCTGACCAACAATCTTTTTTGTATGGACAATAGGCACAACCAATGGATAACTTTTTATTACCAGACTTGCCATCAGCTTCATCAGGATAGCATCGTTCAGGTTTTATATCAGATGCTATGACATTTTTCAAATGCCTAATACGATCAGGAGCATTTATCATATGGATAGAATCTACATTACACAATGCTAACTCACCACTAGATTTATCTATAGCAAAGAAAGCTGCTTCAGTATCCTTACCTTCTTCAGCATAGCCACTAATCTGAGCTATGTAACCAAAAGGATCATCGTTATGCAATGTATTATCTTTAAACTTTTTAAATGCATAAGGTGAAGCAGACTTGATATCAACTAACATACCATCTATTCTACAATCCTTATGTCCTTTAATGCCTTCGACAGTTACTTCCTTTTGATTCTCAGTTATCTTATGGCCTGCTAACTGTGTCAACAACATAAGTAAGGACTCTAACATGTGTCCATATATAAATTTTATTTTAGTACTACCATTAATATCTGTAGGTTTTATATCAGATTTAATATCATACCATAACATTCTATCCTTCTTACCTATTTGAGACATACGTAATGAAGCTTGTGACTTTTCTCTCTGTCCTTCTTTAATAGCTTGAGAAACAGAATCTCTTATGCTATCTGAAAACTGACACATCAAAGACCAATTATCTCTTTGCTCTGTATTGATTCCTTCTTCTAACATATTATAGATATCTTTTATTAAGGTATCTATCTTAGGATTTTTTAGTACATTAATATCTTGCATATTATTCTCCTTCAGATTCTTTAATTAATATAAGTTTTTTAAGATACCATTCAGCTTTCTTTAAGTCTTGTAAGCCATTCTTATATCTATATCTCCAAAGATATTTAATAATATTACCTTGTAAGTAATGCTCCATACCATCACCAGTTGCTGCACTGATTGCATCAATACATTCTATACCTGATTGATTATAATGTGGAGGATGATCCACATTCATGTCAGCTTCTAATTTAATATGTATTGGATTTTCTAACTTAGTGGTCTGACGTTTGATATATTCATGGTGTCTTTCCATTTTTTATCTTCCTTCTTAATAAAGATTAAATCTTCTACAGAAGCATAACCAATTTCTTGTACAAAATATATCAACAATTCTCTTAGCTCTTCTAAGTTATCAGCACTACCTCGTAAGGTAGATGATGCTTCTGTATCCAGATTATGTTTTGTTAGTTCATATTTTGTAGTCATTAGTCTCTCCTTAAAATGATAGACAACCCACCCACACTTGTCTACCTAACTGCCAAATATATTATGCAGTTCCCTTGATAATGGTTACTTAATTTGAAGCACTAACTAAGGGGATTTCGTTATCATCAAATGCATCTGTTGCAATGTAGCCATCATCAATAACATCGAAGTCTTCTCCTGAATCGTACTCAATAAGATTGACAACTTGTACTGCTTGAAGGTCAGCACCTGTACCTTTCTTACCTGCATACTCCCAATCAAAAGTCTTAAACAAAACTCTAACATCTGAACCATTACCAACTGCAACATTAGTTAGTACATGATTCTTAGAATCTTTTAGAGTAGGTGCTTTATTTGTAGAACCATCTCTACGATTTACTTTACGTTTGATTCTAACAAAGCTACCTCTGTCATCATCCTTGTTCATAATAGTAAGACTCATCTCTTTAGCCTTCTCTAACTCTGCTCCTTCAACTGCTAAGTCAATCTGCCAGACTGGTTCAAAAGTTGTGTTAGGTGATGAGATAGTTGCCCAATAGGACTTTCCTGATAATACTGCCATTTATTTTCTCCATTTAGATTATGTAGTTTAAATACTACTTACTTATTAATATGAATTATATACTATAATAATAGTATGTCAATACATTAATGTGTATCTGCCCAATTATTTCCAATTTTATATTCACTGTCTAAAGGACATAGAACATTCAGTTCTTTTTGAGCAAGCTTCATAGCTTCTTTAGTTGCCTTACCAAAACTTTCTGCTTGATCTTCACGAACCTCAAACTGATACTCATCATGTATAGATGCAACAAGCTTGTAGTCGAAAGAGTGTTGCACCTTTAAAGTTATTTGACGTAACCATTCTTTACAAATGATTGCACCTGCACCTTGTAGTAATTGATTCATACTAGAGTGCATCTGTCTTATCTTTAGAAGTCTACCATCTAATGCTTTTATGTAACCAGACCTAGCTGCTTTATCAACCTTATCTCTTAAAGATTTTAAAGCAGGCATGTTGCTCATAAACTTATTAGTAATTAGTTGACCTTCTTTTCTTCCACCTCCTACGATAGAACCTATCTTGTCTGCACCTGCACCATAGATGAGAGCATATATAAAAGTCTTTGCTTGATCTCTTGTCTCTAGACCTGCAGCTTTTTGGTTAGCAGTATGGATATCACCACCTACAACCTCATCAATAAACTTTTTATCTCCCATGTAATGAGCAAGGCATCTTAGTTCTAAAGAGGAAGCATCACATCCTAATAATTTGTAGGATGAATTAGTTGGTATCCAAACTTCTCTACACTCTTTACCATAAGGTGAATAGACTGCAGGAATTTGGGCCATGTTAGGTGAGTTGTGTGCCATCCTACCTGAGATAGCTCTCAACGTCATCACTCTACCATGAACCTTACCATCCTCTTGAACAACATCTATCCAAGAGTTAATCTGTGTAGCTCTCTTCTTTAATAAAAGATACTTAGCAATCTTCTGTGCTTCAGGTATATTAACTTTCTTTAATGTACCTTCATCAACAATAGCATGTCCTGTTGGTGTTAAGTTTATAGGCTTCCAACCTTTTTCCATAAGACGTTTAGCTATCTGTTGTCGTGATCCGGGATTAAATATTTCTACTTTATCTTGTAATCGTTTTCCCGTAGCTTCAGAATATCTTTCGTGTGTTATAGGTGGAAAGATACTTTGCATCTCTCTCTCTATAGCAGTTGCTTCTTGTTCTAACTTAGCTGATAGACAAGAAGCTTTTAATATATCTAATTTAAATCCATTAAGTTCTTGTCTATCTATGATAGCTCGTATCTGATGTTCCATACTAATACATTGTTTAGAAAAGTTCTTTAGTTCTTTCTGTAAATGTTTATATAATATAGTTGTAAGCTTAACATCATTAATACAATAGTCTAACATGTCCTTAGTATAAGTAGTGAAGTCAGAACATTCTTGTTTAGGAAAACCTAATCTCTTTCCCCAAGCATCTAATGAATGACCACCATCTATACTTGCATCAGCTAACTGTGATAGTATCAAAGTATCTCTTATCTTTTTTAAAGGTATAGTACTACCAAGTAATTTATTTAATACAGGTGCATCAAATGAAACACCATTATGCATTACAAATATGTCTACACCTCTAGACCAATTAGCAAATAATTCTAATGTGTCTTTATGCCACACAAGTATCTCACCTGTATCTATATCTTCTGCTACTATGCAATGTATTACTGTAGCTTTAATAGCATCTGTCTCTATGTCTAATGTATATCGTTTCATGTCTCTACCAATTCTGCTTTCTCATAAGGTATGTGAAAGAACACTTCACCTTTAGTAATGTATCTTCCATAAGCTTCTTTGACCTCAGATTCAGCTACTATATTATCTTTAATTCTCCAAGCTTTCTTTAGGTCTTGTCTTAATACATAGAAGTTAAAGAATATATTATCACCTTCCATGTCTTGTATTTTATTTATAAGCCTTCTCTTTCTATATGGAATCCTTATCTCTTTCCAACTAGGATTCCAATCTCCTTTCCATCCACTTTTGATTTCAACTTCTGAGTAATATATATTATCGTTCTTTTTACTCTCTATGTCAAACCAATAATTTTCTTTCATGTTAATTATTTCGTGACCATTTTTAATTAGATAG